TGAGAATCACAGCCAAGTCGTCGGTCGATGCGGCAACTTCGACTTTCGCCAACAGCTTTCGTTCCTGCTGAGCTATCGTGTGCCTGTTGTACCCGCTACGCACCTCCTTTGTGGCGACGTGCTTTGCGATGTCCTTCAGTAGTTCTCTGTAATCGCCAGTGCATTCACAGTTGTCCCAGCGGTTTCGACGCGACCTGTCCCAATATTCAATTACCATGTCGGCAGGCCTCGCCTTGCGAACTGATTCGGCCAATTTCTTCCGGAGTTCAGCCGCCTTCTTTTCAGCAGCGTCCAACTGAGCAATCATCGCCGCCAACTTGAGAGACTTTGTCAGGCTCTCTGCAGCCTTCTGGATATCCGTATCACTCGGCTCACGAGTCGCCGCCGTCAACCGGGACGAAAACTCCCCCTCCACCAACTCCGCAACTCGCTGACGGTCACGCAAAGAAACAGCCATTTCAGATGCCTTTCAAGCAAATCAACAGCGGACTCAAATCCGCCGAATAAACCCAGTAAATTCCACCAATCACACCGAATCCGCCATCAACAGCGGATGTTCCACACCGCTAGCCTTCAGCGTCATCAATCAGCCTTCCAATCGCCTCCGACACCGACAAGCCTTGCCGCTTTGCACGGGCCTTAATCTTATTGCGTCGCTTCGGAGTGATGCCGATGGACATCACCTCAACCTTGATTGCCGCTGCCACTTTTGGACGGCCTTTAGATGCTTTCTTTTTCATGCTAATAATCTTATTAAGACTATTGCGGGAAGTCAATTGCCGAATCGGTTTTCCGCCCAGTCAATTGAAGATGTATCTGGCCCTGCTCCCGTTATCTTTTGCCTCGCCGGATCGAATCGGCACTGCACAACGACATCGACTATTTCGCGGTTTCGATTCTTGGCAACAAAAACCACGTACTCTTCTTTTGGCTTCTCACTGTCCAATTTCCACGGCCAAACCAAAAACAGCAAAACGTCTGCGTCCTGCTCAAGTTGTCCCGATTCACGCAAGTCGGATGTCTTTGGGACAAAAGAGTCTCGCCCCTCAATGGCTCGTGACATCTGCGCTAGCACGATCAGGAGCACTCCCGTTTCGGTGCAGACCTTCCTGAGCGTCACGCTGTTTGCCGTTACGGTCTCAAAACGATTTCCAGAACTGGAAAGCAACTGCACATAATCCACCACGATAGCTTTCACGCCTTTTGCGGCCAGTTCACGAATCTCCTCCGCGACACGTTCCGCCGTCCTGCAATTCTCGATCACCTCGCATTCAGCCCTGCTGCTAAAATGTGTTTCGACATCCGCCTCAATCTTTGGCCTGTTCGTGTTCCACATTGTTTCTGGAGTCGAAACCACAAACTGCAGAACTCGCTTTCCTACCGTCAGGGAGTTCATTTCCTCGCTAAAGAATGCGCACGCGATTCCGTCGCTGGTCATCTGGTCAATCATTTGCAATGCGATGGCCGACTTTCCATGTGAGGGTCTAGCCGCAATCATGATCATTTCGCCGAATTCAGCACCGCCGCCGATCGCTCGATTCAGTGCTGGAATTCCCAAATCGATCAGGTTTTTCTTTCCTGTCGCCGAATGCTCAATCGACTGCTGAACGGCATCACGAAGGCTCTTTCGTGTCGGTTTGGATCGCTCTGGCTTTTCAGCCTGCTTCGGCTTTGCTTTTGGCTCCCGGTATTCCGGCACAGCTACAGACTCCCATCGTTCAGGCTTTGCATTGCGCAAATACCCGCTTTGGCCGCTAGCCTTCTGTGCGTCGTCTAGTTTGTGCTGGAGTTCATAATCTGACCAAGGAGGGTCGCATCGGGCATTAAACTCTTTCAGGATGCTCATTGCCTGATCACTGGAAAGCTCGAAGCCTTTGACCAGCACACAGGCAACGTGGTATGTTCGAGCATGTCCATTTTCGCCAGAGACTGCTGACGGCATTTTTTCAACGTACTTGGCAGCACGCTCAACCACAGCATCTTCGGACCGAAAGTCTCGCTGGTGATGGTAGTCCAATGGTTGAGCGGAACCGTACTCACTCAGGATATCTGTAATCAAAGCATTGCCAGCACTCATGACTTAAAATCTTTCAGCTTGTGACCAGTGACCGCAAAGTATCGGCCATGCGTGTAAATCTCAATTCCCGGCTTCTTTCCAGGCACTAGTGGATCTTCATCGATTTTTATGTTCCGGCCCTTCTCAAGGTGCATGTCAGCCTTTACCCAAATTTTGACCCCTGTTCCTGACGGGCTGACCTCGCAATAACAATCATCAGACTTGTCGATCCACTTCTGCGCCCATTCTGCAATCCTTCCCGTCTGAGGGTCTCTGCATGAGTCCAGGTCGATTCCGGCCAGTCCATCCGACCTCTGAAACACAAACCCGATGCCAGCGTGCCGATTGGCTTCGTATCGCATCACAACGCATTCAAAAGAACTCCACGTTGCCGGATCTGTTGAGCTTGCTGGCTTGTCGTAAACAGACCAAGGGATCTTGGTGTCTTTGCCGTCTCGGGTGATAACCTTCCAGAGAACCCACTGGTTAAGATCCTGAAGAAGCTGCGGGACTGTGTCAAATTTTGGTTCGATCATGAGTGCAGCCCGTCCAGAAACATCTTTTCGAGTTCTGCCTTTCCGCTAGGGGTGTTGTAGTCAGGCAGGCGAGGTTTCTTCGTCTGAGTCGTCGTCTCGTCTGACCAACGCTCGGCGTTCAGCCATGTCGCCGGATGAGCGATGTATTGCGGATCAGTTCCGATAGCTGTCTTTGCGTAAACTTTCATTCCATCAATGATTGTTTCTGGCGACGTGGTTTTGATTGCTTTCGCCCATGCCTTCCGCGCCGATCCCTTGGCTGTCTTCCGAGGACAAATAGACCAGAAGTCCTCGAACTGGAGAACCTGCGATTGATTGTTATCACAATCGCTCATCTTCAACGAAGTTGAAGATGAAGGGGTTCGTTTTTGCTTAACCCCGGTGGTTGGTTTTTGCTTAAGCAAAACAGGGTTTCCGCCTTTGCTCCCGGCCTCTTTCCTAATGTTTCTGAGGTTTTCGTCCCGCAGCATCCTCCGGCACATGATCGCGCCAGTTTCTTCGCATCGTGACGCGACACCAAAATCCAAAAGGGTGGTTAAGGTGGTGGTTAGATTTTGGTTATCCAAACCGAGAAGCCTTGCTAGTGCTGGCTCTGGCATCGGCTTCCCATTCAAAAGCAACTTTCCTCGCTCGTCTGATTCGTGCATGAGCAGAATAATCTCGAACCACACGCCGCGATCGTGAAAGGACAAGGCCTGAACGCCCGGATCTTTTCGCCAGTCGCCGGGGTAGAATTGGATAGCGGGAAGTTTGCTCATGTCACCTGCTCCCGTTCTTGTAGCCGCATTTGAGGTTTACAAAATGCAGCCCGCGTTCTTTGTGTTGACGGAACGTCCATGAACTCGACACGGAAAGACCACATCCGTGATTGTCTATTGAAGCAGCCCCTATCCTGTGATTTGCCATCACGCTACCGAGGGTTCCGCCCGCGACAAACGATGGGAATGAATAAACACTTGAAAGGCAGACAAGTGAGCTACCGGCCGTCTCAGGAAGCCTGTAAACAGCTTTTGAGTAGTCAATCATCTGGCAAAGTAGCGGCCCCGCCTTGTGCCCGCTTTTCTTGACCTCAACTCCCACAATTCCGTTTTTCCAGCCTGCATCAAGAAGTGGCTTTTGCGGAGTCAAAAGGAAATCAATTCGGCCGGTTGGCTTGTCCCCGAAAACGGAGCCGCCGAAATACCAGCACTCAACCTCGCTGAAAATCTTAAAACACCCCGTGAGACTAAACGCAGAAAGAAAAGCCTCTTTAGCGTCATCTTCATGCCCATAGTCGCCGCTTGTTATTGCGCTGTCACTGTAGCTTTTTACAGCATCGCCGATTGTCTCCATTCAATACCCCAATAAAAAACCGCCGCGCAAAAAGGTCGAGATCTTTTTGCGGGCGGTTACATTCGGGACAAGCCCGATGCAATTAAATTGTATGTGATGGAAGTCTCGACTCAACCAACACGCCCGTATCATCTTTACATTGCGGATTTTCTAAATACTTTCCGCACACGATTGCCACGTTCCCTGATCGAAGTGCTTCGCAGCAATAAGCATTACTTCCTTCCGCTCCACGTACTTGCACCCAACGCCATGCTGATCGTGGCATTCCTCCGCCAGCTTCCAGAACGATCCGTCTGGCCGCCGCTCGCAGATCGATCCGTAGTAATGCCCGCCGCATTTGGGGCAGGTGAATGGCTCCGGCGCTACCATTGGTCATCCCCGAAAAGATTTCTTTGCTTCTCCAAAGGTTTCTTTGCCTCTGGCTGCTCCGTAATCCACGCCTGCAGTTCTTCCCACGTCTTGACAGGAGTGTTCTCGCCATGAATGACCGCCGATCCATCGCCAGCAGCAAGCCAAAACGATTCCACTTGGCCTTGCCGAATGCCTTTGACGCAAACGGCGCGGCCAAGTTCTTTGAGATCCGCTCCCCAATCCTCCGGAGTAAATCCGAGCGTGCGAAGCCAGTAGAGTCTTTGGTTGTGGCTCATGGCGATTCCTTGCTAAGTTCCTCGATCGGAACCAGTCGCAACGCCTTCTCAATGGGCATACCAATGATTCGAATCTTTGCACACAACGCGATGCCGCCAGATGACGTCTGCACGTCTTCGTTGCCGACAATTTCTACATATTGCCCTTTCCACATCAGAAGAGGGTCTGCTGAACTTTTTCTGTAGATTGCTGTTTCTCGAAGTTGCTTTTTAGTCTGCCTCGACATGGCTCACCTCCAATGCCTTTGCTGCCCGTCGCTTTGTTCGCAATTCTTTGAACGTCTGATATGCGTCTGACAGCGGCTGAGACTGACCAAGACCTTTGCACCAATAATCATTTCGCAGAATTACCTTGCACATTCGCCGCCACGACGGTGCCCAGCACTTAACCTCCAGTTCGTGCGGGGCTTCTTCTGGAATTGTCACGTAGCCACGCTGCTGCCACCCTGCGATAAACTTTCGAAACCTTGCCAAATAGTGATCACGGGTTTTTTTTGGCATTGTCCGCAACAGCAAATTGCAAAACGATTTCCATGTGTGGCCGTCAGGCTTGCTGATCTTGTTGTATCCGGTCATGTTGCCCGTTTCTTGAATGTACATCGCTCCGCTGTTTACGCCATTTACGCGAACGATAAGCTTGTACCACGTCAGTGGCTCAAGAATGTGATATAGCCACAGTCCCTTGCGTTGATCGTCGCCATATGGTTGGCAAAGCCGCTGCTGACTGAGAGGAACGCCAGCCTTAGTCATTTGGTCATAAACCCTGTTATGATGACGATCCGGGTTTTTGCCATGGTAAACCCAAATGTCTTCAACTCGCCAATCATAAATCGGATAGACGTTGTACAACTTACGAGCGACCTTCGTTGTCCACTTGTGCCCGTTAGCCATCAATCCGTCTTTGCGTGACACGATCGCCCTGTATCGATGCAATGACTCATCTGAACGAATACCGATGAACGCCCCTGTCTTTTTTCCCTGAGAGTACCACTCGCCAAAGATTACCATCAACTCTTCAAATTCCATCTTTGGAGTGTAGAAATCGTATTGGCTTAAATCAGATGCCATTGCTGGCTTTTCGCGAACCCAAATATCCTTCTTGCCTTCATCCCAGCAGACCCATCGCGGCTGGTAATTCGACACGGCATTTCGCAGTAGTAGTTCGCCACAGAACCAATGCAAATCAATGTTGTCCGCATAACACGTAACCATTTCTTCAATGTGCTTGATGGTGTCGGAATACTGTGCTTCCAGATCAATAATCAAAACGCCAACCTTGCGGTTCCGTCGCTTAGCCTCATCCATAACAAGATGAAACATTACCGAGCTATCTTTGCCGCCGGAGAACGAAATATAAAGCCGCTCGAACATATCAAACGACTTAGCAATTCTTTCGCGAGCTTCATCAAGTACCGATGTCAGCAAATGCACTTTTTTTGTCATACAGTCACTCCAGTCTAATCGCGTATTTTGTAAGAATCGCCTGCATCTGTTTTGCCTGCGCAACTGCGTCAGATGCCGCGTTATGCTCAACCTCAGAAACAACCCTTTCGACCGGAAACACTTCTTTCATCGTGCGAAAGCATCGGTCTGCTGAATAGGGCCACGGCAACGCCATCCGACAAGCCCGATACGCAGACGCAAGTAAGGCATTATCAAATGCAGCTCCATCGCCCCAAATGCAGCACTTGCCTTTGCCGATGTAATCTGCAAACGACTGCAGTGCGTCGCGAATCGGAACAGCATTTAACGCCAAGGATTTGCGAGCGGCTTCGCTTTGTTTCATCCACCACATCACTGTCGATGGATCAATTCTCATTCCGGCCGCAACGCAGGACTCAAGACTAATCGTGATCAATAGCGGATCGCCAACCTTGTAAATCGAAAACTCCACTGCCCCAATTTGCACCACAGCGGACCCCGGCGCAGTGCCCATGGTTTCTAAGTCCAGCATAATATGCCGCATCAGTAAATCTCCACTTGGCGGCCATACGACAACGCAGAGTGCATATCCAGCGTTTCCATTCCGCGAGCAGCAAGCCACTTGTTTAGTGCAATCAGTGCCGTTTCGTTTGCTGCTTCCTGCTGCTCAATTGTCAGCAGGTTGAATCCAGAGCAGAACTGACTTGGAATACCTCTGGCAATGCACATCGACGCCTGACCCAGCCACGCAATCCGATTCATGGCTATATTCGTAAGGTAGTGCTCGCAGGACGTGGGCCACTGCTCAAACACCTTGTCTAGTGCCGCCGCAAACTGTTCCGTGTCCGACAAAAACTCAGCGTACTCCAGCTTGCATTGTTCCTTAGTCTTTCCGTCTACCGTCGAAGAATAGAATCCTGCCTTAACGCACTCCCACTTGTCGTGCGTATGAAACACCCTGTTTGGGTCTGAAGTGTTTGCGGTCCGCGTTTCTTGACGAATCTCATCCGAAATCTCATCTGTCAACTCCGTGAAATTATCAGTCGGATTACTGTCCGCCGCTTCCCACGCCCGTGAAAAGTCCTGATCCGTAAACAAGTGCTCAAGCCCGGTGATCTGGCACAGCCGAAGAATCTCATCCTCATCCATGCCGAGTTCTTTCGCAATTCGCTTGTTGGTCCAGTTTCGATTCTTTAGCTCAAGGACGATTTCTGACATCGCGTCAACTTGATGCTTTCCGCGTGCCCTGTTGTGCCGAATCGTTGACGCTATTCGGTCATTCTTCCCCTGCTGCTCTTTGCGAATTTCTACCACTGGTAAGTAGCCCTGAATCCTTTGCGCGACCAGTTTAGATTCCTTGCCTACTCGCGATCGGTGGAATCCATCGACGACTTCGTGCGTGTCATCTTTTGCCCACGTCACGATCGGCTGCGTGTAGCCGTCATTGACGATTGACACCTCCAGCAATTCCATCTCTGGCGGCGCGACCTTGTTGGGGTTGTACTCGTTTGCCGTGATGTTTTCCGATGCGATCCACAGCACGCAATCCACAGGTTCATCTTTAAATGGACTCACTTCGTGAATTCTGCGTTTTAGCTCGTTGATCGCAGCCACTTTCTCCGCAAGCGGCATTGCTGCGATTGTTTTTAGTAACTCATCCATATAAATTCTCGTCACTGTAAATGTTAGTGTTGCTTGTGTGCATCCCATTCAGTCATCGAATCATCATTCCCGCTCGTCTCAGTCACTGGCCGATGCTTTCGCCGGCCAAACTCAATCGCTTCCTGAATCTGCCCGATCGGCAATCGTTCCACGTGAGCAGGCATTTCGTAGCCATAGATTGCGTACCATTCGTCGTGAAATCGTGTTTTGCGTTTGGTCATCGAATCACCTCCACGCCTTTGACCTTTGCCCGCAGCAACGCAGGCTCTTTCGGATGTCGCAGAATCACTTCCTCGCAGTCCTCAAATTCTGCAGCCTGTGCAGCATTGAGCGACGCACGAAGAACGATTAGGTAATCAACTGGCTTGTCTGATGGCCGCTGTGATAACTCCACGTTGCCATCCGGGCCGATGGTGATGCCGCTCATGCCGCACCGCCCTTCAGCTCCGCTTGTCTAGACTGATAGAATGGACGCACCAGCGACAGTACCTGACTGCTAACGCTGGCTTTCATCGCCGCCAACTCCTTTCCGGCCTCCTCAAGCTTCTCCTGAGTCCTTGCCGCTGCGATCTCATTCCAGACCGACTCCACGAACGTCAACTGGTCCGGGTTGTCAGCGAGAATCTTCCGGATGCGTGCGAGCGATGGCTCGTGCTTTTCGGTTTCGGATGGCTCCGGCGCGACTAGTACCGAATCTTCCACCACATGTTGCGGATCTTCAATCAGCAGCGTCTGCGGAATAATCTCCACATCGTCCGCGTGATCGTCATTCAGGATAGGGCTTACTTTAGTCCACAACGCTTTCAAAAGCTGCCTGCGGCCCTTGGCAGTGATTCCCGCCACATTATCCGACTCGTAGCCAGGAAGCCCCAAAGCCATAGCCCCAGCGAACTCCACCGCGTATTCCTTGCCACCGTAGGAGCAAGACGCCTTTCCTTCAACTCGCCAGATTTTCTTCCCTGACTTTCCAAGTGGCACAAACTCAGGATGTCCCACCGAAACCTCTGGCACAATCCCAAGGTGAGCAAACAGCGTCCGAAAGCCCGCTTCTTTCGTGTAAAGCTTTCCCCCGCCCTTGCCGCCAAAGACAGCAAACTGATCATCGCCGGGGCAGAAGCCACTCAGGATGGCAATCGCACAAACCCTGATCCTGTCTTCGTCGGTTGGATTATTGGCAAGTTCAACCATGTTAATTCGTGGGTCAGTCATCCGCAGCAGGCGGGCCTTGATGTTTTCATCTGTGAGCGACTCAATCAGTTGCACCCGTGCTTCCGCCATCGCAAACGCCGCACTGATTCGTGAGCCATTCTTTGCCGCGTCAATCAGTTCGTTCCGGCTTGCGTCAATTCGCGTGAGCCAGTCTGAGACTGTGTTGGTTGTCGTAGTGATCGCGCCCATTTTCGTATTGCCTCTATTTCGGAAAGAATTGTTTCGTCTGTAAGTTCGTCAGCGAGCAACTGCACCCGCTGTTCTGATTTGTGCTTCTCGATGTCTAGTTTTGCTTTCGCAACTCTTGCGTTCCATGCTGGCACCTCAGCAGGCTCTCTGAGGTCAATCGGAAGTCCGTTTGGGCATGGGTACATTTCGACGTAATCGCGAAGCCCGAGGTAGTAGGTATCGCCTGCCGTGACGCCGTGTGATGGCATGTTTCGACAGCGTGACTCCCAGCGAATCCATGCCGCGACGCTACTCATCGCCCGTTCCTAATCTGCCTGCAAAACTCCGCAATCAGCAAAGCATCAGCATTAGCGTGAGTGATCTTCGTTGATGGCCAGAGTCGCTGTGCAGCCGCCTTGCTCACGTTCTTGTCGCCTTTCGTCAAGCATCTCATGTGCTTCTGCCAAACTTGAGGCCGATATGATTCGTAAGGCACTTGCAACGCCGTCAGGATGCCAATCAAGAAGCCAAACGACTTGCCGAACTTGAAGGTTGATGAGACGCCCTGCTTTGGCATTGCGTTAACTTGCTCAATGACTGCTGCCAGTTCGTGCGACAAGGCCAGTTCACGAATCCAGTTTGCCAGCTCATGTTCTGTGCTGTCGTTCTTAATCCAGCAAACATTGCCCGAAGCAAAGACGACTGCGATTGCGCCGGATGCTCCGGGGTCAATTCCAATCCATGCTTGTACTTTCATCCCTGCCCCCTCAATACGCCGCGACCACTGGGCAGCATCCGCGTCGAACACTGCCGAATCTGTGAAGGCCGATACAAGCCTTTGTTTTCCGGGTGATCCGGCCGTTCCATGCGGATCATTTCCGCCATCCCGATCGTTGTTTCTGTGCCCCAGATCTCTTCCAATGATGGATCTCGCGTCATTGGCTTGTGGCCTGTTGGAACGTGTAGCCTGTTTGATTTCTTTCCGGCTTTCTTGCGTCGTGTCATTACACTTTCCTCCGCATTAGTTCGCCGGGGAGTCGTTCGCCAATTCGCACGACTGGCTGAACCGCTGGACGTTCCTTGCGTGGCTTGAATCCGTCCCGCTCAATTGCTTCAGCGATCTCAAGGCGATGAACCGCAATCGACCTGTCAGCCTCGATGCCAAGCCTGACTTTGTCGCCGCGAAGTTCATTGACGTTCAGCACAATGCGATGCGGGACGCTTGACGCTGGCACGTCGAAAATGATCTTTTCATCCAAACTCCGAGTAAGCACCAACACAGCGAAATCCTTTCATTGATTAAAAACCAGCGAGCGGCCAAAGGTGCCCACAGCACCATCCAACCGCTTGGACGGCCGCTCACTGGGAGAGAAAACCTGCGGACGGCCTTGACGACCCTTGACCGTCATCCCCATGCCGACCGATGTCAGACCGTCCGCAGGATTCAAAAACAAAAGAGGCCGCGATTCTTTCGCACTGGGGATCAGCCACGATGACTTCATTCATCGCCTCTCGTGTATTCGCCCGCCGCCGTTGACAGCGGGCCGGACTGGAAACAATCCAGCCCGTTCCGATTTGATCCGGTGGACCCTTGCTCTCGCCGGTTAGTACGTTGGCGGGTAGTTATCTCTTGCCCATTTGTTCCCACGCTTGATCTGGCTTCGCTCGTCAGCGAGTTGCGATGATCCAGCCGCAAACCACGCCAAAACGATAAGTAACACTGTTGCGATGATTTCATTTAATAGCGGCATGTTTCTCTCTCCTGGCTTGCTGAGCGTGCTTGATCGCGTCGCGTGACATTTCTTTTCGCAGGCATCCACATGACTTGGTTTCACCGCTCTGGATTCGGTGTCGTGCGGTCAGGATGATGTTTCCGCATTCGCAACGGCACTTCCAGATTGGGCGACCGCCGCCTCCTGACCGTCGAATCTTGATGACTCCCAAGCAAACAATCGGAGTCAATCGCGAATCCTTATGTGGGACTGGTGGCTTTGACTTGCTTTGCGGAATAATCATTTGCACTCCTTTGCTTTGAACAACTGCCCGCCATCTCTCTCCGCATCCAGCTTCACGCAGAGGTCTTCGTTTCGCTTAATCTCGTCAGCCCTCTTGCGAAAGTTGTCGAGCTTCTTTGCGTACTGCACAGGATCAACTTTCAAGTCTGAGCAGAACTGATTGCAGCACGCTTCGGCCAGTTCGCTGCTTGTCATTGGCTGCCCGTGTTCGCGGAGAACTTCGAGGCATTGCATTTGACGAGCAGTGACTGTTGGCTGAATTCGTTCGGCGGCTTTGTGGCTGGTGATTGGATCGCTGTGGCGTGCGATTGGGGCCGTTGTTTCGGGGATGTCGAAGAGAGTGCGGTAGTTCACGCTTTCCGCCCCTTAAAGTACTTTGCCGCAATCCGCCACAGCACGCCCTGCCTCGTTTCGCCGGTCTTCGTCGCTTCATCCGCCAACGGCTTTTGCAGTTCCGGCGGAACACGCAGCAGCAGTTGAGGATTGCCTTTGACTTTCTTTGTCACTTCACTTTCTCCAGTTCCTTTTTTAGCCGCAAGACTTCGGCGTGGTTGCCGTCGTGCTGGGCGTAAATGATGCGGGCTTGCAGGTTTCGGATTGTTGCGAGTGTTGGCATTTGCGGTCCTTGTTCGTTTTGCGGCCCACTATCGCCACAAGCCAGCCCTCGAAAGGACTGGCCGTGTGTTGTGATTGTTGTATTATCACCTGTATATTTCTCGCTCCATTTCATCGATATCCGCGTATGTAAACCCAGCGGCCAAGCCTGCGTGTATCAGGCTTACAATTACATCAAAATGCCCTGTTGTTTTTCGCATCAACTTGTGTGTATTAATGATTTCATTCATCGTTCTTTTCCTTGCCAGTGTTTTGCGTCTCGGTGCGGGCATGATATCACTATCGGCAGGGGCGTCAATGGATGGTGATATCATTTTGTGAGATTGCGGGAAAGATTTTGTTTTGCCCGTGTTTTTATTGGGCCTTCTGATCAGCATGACCACGGAACGGCTCGCGGCGGGCTAGTCATTTGACAATTCTCCCCGCCCCGTGCATCCTGTCCCCCATGAACCCGTCGCGCCGAATCGCCGGTGATCTGAAAGCCTGTTTTGTCGCAGGCCCGATTCTGCTGCTGATGTGGTTTGCAAGAGGGTGTGGGTAATGCAACGTACTGCGATCAAATCAAAGCATTGCGGACGATGCCGGCGTGTCACGAAGTTTGAGCGGAACGTCACCGCCATGGGATGCGGAGACCTGTTCATGGTCTTTCTGACGTTGGGGCTGTGGCTGCCAGTTCGGTGGATTTTCACACCGGGATATCGCTGCACTGTTTGTGGCGGGAAGTGAAAACACAGCAAGGACTGCCGGTAGCCCTGCAGTCCCCTCCCAGTGCTGTGCTGACCGGCTTCGCTTTTTATCCGCTGCTGCCGGTCATTGATGACTTCATCCGCAAAACCTCGACACTAACTTGTCCCCATCTGGCCGCCACGAGTTCGAGCTATTCGCCGTCGCGAAATAGTTCCGATTCTCTTCATCCAGATTCGTCGGGTCCAGATACCAGGGCATGTGCCGGGCTATGTAATAGCCTGCCGATCTGACCGCACGAATACCGGCAACCTTTGTGGCAATCCTGACTGGTGTGTTGGCTCGATACATTGCCAGCGTCGTGTCGATCGGTGCCCAGTATCGAAAGCCGTCCACGGGCTTATGCCAGAAAGTTGACTCCCATCCTTTGACAACGGTTTGCCACGGCGGGAGATCATCAATTCGAAGTGCGACACCCGACTTGACCGGCGGATTGCTCCACGACGTAAGTGGCTTGCGAAGTACGTCAATCAGATCGGCCGGCACGCCCTCCAAGTCAAGATCGCAGTCAGTGACACAGTAGAACCCATTGTTCGGTCTTGTCGTCGCACCGCATTTCCACGGGGCATGGTGGCCCATGTTGCCGGGGAGTCGGATCACTTCGAACGGGCAGTGCTCATACCAGTCCAGCAAGGGCTTCCATGTTGAAGCATTATCGATGATGACCGGAACAGCATTATCGAGTGCTGCAATTTGTTCGCAGAGTCTACGAGTTGTCGTTAGTCTGTTGAATGTGTTGACATAAATTGGTGTCATTCGATGCCCCTCGCTGCCTTCCAGCTCGACCACTCTGGCTCAACATGCTCCGCGAAGTAGTCGTGATTGAGGACGGAAGACGGGACAAGATCGTGAAAAATGCAGGCTGATTTGGCGAATGAAAACAGATGAGCAGGCACGTATTCCACGATCCATCTGTTGGCCTCTTTCCATTGCCATTCACGCTCAAAGACCTCTTTGGCCCGCATCCAATAAAATGATCCCGCAAAGAAGAAATCCCCCGGCTTCTTCCGCACCAGTGGCGTTTGCGAACGCATCACACCGCACGTCAGGTGACTGGCCAAAGCATCGTCAACAGACGGCAAATCCATGTTGCCTTCCCATAGTACCTCCGCCCACTTCTGCTCAACAGAGTCGCGTTGGTGGGTAACGCCTTTCGTATGAGCCCTGAAGATAATTGCGTTTGGGTCATTCGTCTGAAGTAGGCCCAGCATCTCGACGTGCGTATTTGTTTCGGCAAGCTTATTGTTGTCGGCCCGCAGCCAGTGATCTACTCGAATGCCTTCGAACATCGCCTGCACTTGATCAATCGTCGCCGTCTTTGCATCGACGCCCACGCCAATGACGATCTTGCCGTTAAACTTGTCTTGATGCTTTCGGATCTGCTCAATGTGCCAGTGCCAGTTCCACTCCTTGCCCCTCAGAGGATATAGGTGAAACATCAGGCTTCGAGTCGGATTCACCAACGGCCTGTATTCATCCCGATACGCCGACCACTTTCCGAGCGGGCAGAATGACGAACGAGGCATAACCTTCAGCGATAGATTGCACCCGCAGCCGCCCTTCGTATCGTCGCACCATTTATCGTTATTGAGCGGACAAGTTGCACAGATTGCTGACCGATGGGCCTGTTGTTCCTCAGTAGCTACGTGCATCCCGTCAGCGAGGAAATTGACGGCAGCGTTTTTGAGGTTCCTAACTCGATCGACGGCGCGGGATAGTGCTGATTTCTGATTACATGTCGTGCATGGCTTGCGGCACGATTTTTTGACTACCCGGCCGGCCTTTCCATTCGGTGACAAAGGCACCATTTTAGGCGGCTTTGCTGCGACATAGTCCGGCAGCTCAAAACGGATACCGAGTCTCGCCCGATACTCTTGCACAACATGAAACGGCAATTCAGACCGACCGCTGACGATTTCCAAGGCACGTCCTGAAAGTTGCTGCATTACTCTACGCCTCAAAACGTACAGAGAAGATCGCCGTTCCGGATTACAAAGACTGTGCCATCAGTATGCACGCGAAATCTCATTAGATGAGCCTGCGTTTCTCTTTCAGTCAGAAACAGCGACATGACTGCGATGGCAACACCTACGAAAAGCATTTTCATTTCATGATCTTTCACAATGTCACGATATAAGTTTGAGGACAAACAACCTGAGTGGGAGTAACCTCCCCACAGTGACCCGGCGGGATGGTTAGCATCCATCCATTCCCGATACAGATATTATCGAAGATATTTAGCAATGGCCCACAACCATCACTGACGTTCTGGGTGGAATTGTCCCCAAGTGTTATTGGATCATACGTCGGATCATTTTCCTCGACGACAGCAGTCACAGACAAGTTGTATCCAGAACCGCAAGTCCAAGCAAAATTGAGTCTTGCTCTGAATCGGTATCTAGAGATGACCGTACACATCGAACCGTAGCCATTCATCACGTACCACCCAGTGACAAACGAGCCGTTCCATGTTTTCAGGGTGGCATCATCGCATGGGCCTACATCACAACCAAGACCTGTGTCTTTATCGACACAACCAAGGGCCAGTGTAGTTCCCCCTAAAAGTCCACCGGAGACATAAAGCGTTGAAGGGATTCCTTCTGGACAACATCCAGCGCAAATTGACTCCTCGCACGCACACTGCTTGCACGCCACACTGATGACTGTGCCATCGTATAGCGTCACGCTCGCTGACATATCGGAGCAACCAGTGACAAATACCGGCTCCGGCTCCTCGCCGTTCGCGGTCAGACTGATGACACACTCAGCGGTGTATTCATCTCGACCAAGAGCAATCGACAGATCGTAGTACCCGAGTGTCCCTTCCCATACCGGAGCGTCACACGGATAAGATGCCGTGCAGAGTTCTCCTCGGATGACATTCCCGTCAGGTTCTACAATCGTCACGCAAAGGCATTCACAAGTGCATCGACACGTTCCGCAAAAGAAGTCTCGACAGCCCGTGTCAGGATCGACGATGAGTGCCAGTTCTCGTGGGTCAAATTTGGACCAGCGTAACGTGCCCTGCAGGTAGGCCGTTGCCACGTCAACGTCGCCGGATGGATTGCGACAAGATGCCCCTTCGTAACAGGTCGCACGGTACACTTCCTCGTCGTCAAGCGTAACGACATATTCGCATTCGCCAAACTGAGGTATTGGGGACCGAACCATCACAACCCGAAAGCCGATGTCGTTTCGTTTCGTCGTTTCGGCAATCAGTGTGCGGTTTGCTGATCTGCATTCCGCAGCAGTGGAATTCCAGCCGCCACCGCGAATGACCTGATCACCGGCAGAACCGTCTGCTCTTGAGTTTTGTGCCCACTCCCAGACGTTGCCGTGAGCGTCGACAAGGCCCTGAGCATTAGCCGGCTTGCCGCCCACATCGTGAGTTTCTGCCGCGCTGTTTGTGACAAACCAACCATTGTCTGGAAGGTCCGCAGAATTTGCCCCGAAATTGTAGGCTGTCGTTGTCCCAGCTCGGCAAGCAAATTCCCATTCAGCCTCGGTCGGCAGCCGGTAGGATCTGCCCATTGCAATTTCGGCCGGCAGTGCGGATAACGCCGCGCAAAATGCCAGAGCATCCGCGTAAGACACTTTTTCAACTGGCCTGCCGCTGCCGCTAAAATGACTCGGACTCAATCCTCGCACAGTTAGGTACTGCGATTGCGTGACCTCAGTTGTACCGATCACGAATTCATCGACACTTGTTGAGACCTCGGTTTCGTCGGCATCTCGCCCGGTTTCCGATCCGGGGCTGCCCATCGTGTATGTGCCCGCTTCGATCAGGGCAAACGGCATTCCGATCGAATTGCTACTGACTGGCGGAGTGATGTCTGGGAGGATTTCACGTTCCCAATACGAAACGAACGCATGTCCGCCAACTGTGCCTGTCCATGATGATCCAGCGAATTCTGCCGAACCGTAAGCGATGCCGTCGTCGTAGGTTTCCCATTCAAGACAGAGCTTGCAGGGAATAACTCCGCAGCAACCGTCGGCAGGAGCGTTGTCGCACGTCTCGACCATGCGTTCCGCACATGGTTTGAGGCGTGTTGTTGCCGGTCGTTTGAGGTAGTTCGGAATCATGTCAGCAATCTGGCTGCGCACAGAGGAAGTCGACAAACCACTTCGGGACGCATGCGCCGGTCAACGGGTAGGCATAGGTCGCCTTGCCGCTTGTCCCGATCAAATCTGCCGGAGTCAAACCAACAAAATTGCTGCAATAGTCGGTGATATTGTAACTGCCGTCATCGTTCGCCCCTGGTGGCGTCCCTGTACAGCTTTGGTTGTAGTACGTCGCAGTGGCCACCAGCGTCGTTTCTGCCACATAGTCAGTGTCAGGGCACAGAACATCTGTGATTGTGAACCAGATTGTATGGCCTCCGCCGCCGCCGCTCGGCAAGGCAACCCATTCACCTTCAATCCATGCTGCCCGAACCTCATCCCCTGCCGCCTTTGCCTCTGCTGATTCGAACCGTTGCTTAATGTTTTCGTTGCGTCCTGAGTCGATCAAGTCGCCATTTTGGTCTTTGAACCAGACTGACATAACTGCTTCGCCCGGAGTCGTTCCGAAGTTTGTGGCGGCGGGCAGATCGTCATCGAGTTTGCCAATTATTTCCAGCGGAGCCTTAACTCCAAATGCTGCGTTAGCAGATTGCTGTTTGTGCCAGAGCAGTTTGGCGATAGCATCAGCCAATTCATTCAGCCTCGCGGCGCTTAGCCGTTCGCCTCGCTGAAAGTCAGGAACATGTGGCTGAAAGTTATTTGGCATTTAAGCAAATATCCGATTCAAATCAGTAATCGGGAACGTGGTTGCTGACCCGGATATTGGAATGTCGTAGTCGTTGATATCCTCTCTCCATTGCCAATTCCATCCGTAGCATGTCAGCCCTGTATTTCCATGTGCGGATCTTCCTGTGTTACTCCACGACCGCTGCGATTTTTCCAAAAACGTAAGAGTTAGTTTCCAAGTAGTTCGGCCCATCGTGCCGAGCGTTATTGAAGCTGATTTTTCTGCAAATAGCAGCGTTCCGGTTTCCATCCATGTTTTCGTGATAGGAACATAAAACGGAGTGCTGTTAACGCAGTTGATACATTCAGACAACACCCTCCACGGTGGTTCGACAACTTGTGCCCATGTCACAACATGCCGAGTCGTTGTGGTTGCGTAGGCGGCATTAACGTCAGCCGGAAGTGAAATCGCGTCAGATGCCCAAACTAGCCCGCGACTTGGAACGGTGACGAATTCCCCCTGCTCCTGCATTTCATAGGTGATCAGCGTCCCGTTTTCTGTTGGCACCATCGGCTTGTATCCGATGGTAATCTTTGCTTCGCCAGCGTGAGTTAATGCTTGGGACTGCGGATCGCTGATGACTGCGTTGCGAGGGTTCGGCGCGATCTTATCGATGCTGAATGTGTCTGCAAAAACACCGGGCCATCCAGGGCCATAGACCATCGGCAATCCCAAAGGTCCGCCCGTGAATATGCCGTTCACAAACGCCCATCGATCATCGAACGCCGTGACGAAGATTCGCGTGAACTGAAAATCGCCGTCACGATTGCCGGATTCGATTGGGCTTTCTTCGTGTTCGACAAATGGCACCGTGATTGGCATTAGGCAAGCCCCATATTCATGTTGCGAACACCTTCAGCCGTTTGCTGCTGCGCGATCAACTGCTGCGTTTGAATTTGCAGTGACTGCTGTGCCAGTCCAAGTTGCTTACTCAATGTCGATTCTCGCAGGGAGGCAAACAACGCTTCGGCTGAAAACGTTTTAGATTGGGCAGCCTCTTTGACCTGTGACGCAAACTGTTTCGGTAAACGCTTGTTGGCATCAACTGAGGTTTCGTCCACGCCTTTTTTCTTGGCCTTATTTGCTTCATCTTCCGCTACGAGCTGATCTGTTTTAATTCTGCGGGCCGCCGCCAATTCTTCGTCGATCTTCTCCATTAGCGAAGATCCGCGTCCGCTCCTAAGTTCCGGCATTTGGAACTCGCCAAGGGGAACAGTAAACTCCGTCACTTCTTCGCCCATTAGCATCTGCTTCATCGCTCGCATTCTGGCCCCAAGATTGTCGACCATTTTGCCAGAGTTTGCCTGAATCCAATCAAAGGCTGCTTTGGCAATGCTAACGATGTCTTCAAAGGCATCCCGGAACCTGTCAGCAATATGAACCGCAGTCACTCCGACAATGACGCCGACGCCTTCGAACTTTTCCTGCGTTTCCGTGAACCAGTCGCGAACCGATGTCTGCAGTTTGCTGAACGTCGACGGCATTTCGTCTGTTTGGTCGAAAAACTTGCGAGCCCATTCCAGCAGTTTGTTAGCCTCTGGTAAAAGCGTCGTTCCCATCGCTATTGCCAACATTTCGACTTCGCTTTTCAGTTTCGCGTATTGGCCTGCAGTCGTTTGGCTCATGCGGTCATTCATCCCCGCGAATCGACCACCAGCAGACGTTGCATCAACAAAAGCCTGCTTGACCTCTGCAACTGAAACATTGCCGTCCTCCATTCGTTTCTTGAGGACCGCCATCGATTCGCCGGTTCGCTTGCTAATCTCCTGCAGCGGACTGAATCCTGCGTTGATCATTTGATTTAGGTCTTGCCCCATCAATCGCCCAGCTCCGGACATTTGCCCGAATGCTCGCGTCATTCCTTCGAGCTTTTGCGAGTCTCCGGCTGCAATGTCGGTAATCATTGACAGGATTGGAACAACTTCCTCGCCAGCGACGCCAAAGTTGAGCATCATTTTGGCGGACTCGGAAAGCTCCCGCATTCCGAAAACCGTCTTCATGTCCAACGCTCTCATGGCGTCGATCATCGCTTTCGATTTCTCGGCTGAGCCGAGAAGCACTTCAAACGCAATGGCGGTCTGTTCTGCTCCGGCCGCCAGCGACATCATGCCGCCAACCGCCGCACCAGCACCGAGTGCCGCAATCGTTCCGACAGCACCGCCAATAGCGGAGGAGACTCGCCCTCCCGCAGACGCAAAAGCCCCGCCCGCGCCTCGAAGTTTATCTGACAACCTGCCAGCGGAAAGCGTGGTCTTGTCGATCGCTGTTGCTGCGGTCGCAGCTTGGGTTTTTACTGATTCAAGTCCTTTGTTCCGCCTTAGCTCATCCAACTTCTGCTGCATTCGTCCCGCTTTTTTTGCGGGAGTGTCGATTGCTAAGCCTGCAAGAAATGCCTGTCGCTCGACTTGACGAAGCCCATCAGCCGAAAAAATAACCTGTGCTTCTTGAACTGTGATCGCCATCAGCCTGGCCTCTTTTCAAAGATGTCTTCCGGGCACCATGCTCCGGCTGCGACCAGCACTTGGTACATCGTCATTCGTCCGATTTCCTCGAACGTCCAGCCATACTTCTCGGCAACATTGCGGAACACTGTAGCCCACGGAATCGTTCGCCGTGTTACTGGCCCGACGCCGCCACTGCTGTCAGGCCATTTGAGTTTCCCACTTCGGTCTTTTCTTCAATTGCGTGGATCGCTGACACAATGCCGTTGATGTCGTCGTACCAGTCGATGAAGTCCGCCCCGAGCTGAATTCCTTGTTCTGCAGGCAAATCCTGCGGGAACTCTGCCGCATGATTCTTTCCCATCGCTCGCCAGATCGACCACGATAGGCCACGCATTGACCTATCGAACCGATCTTCATCAACCATCGTGGCAATCAGAGGACGCGCCACTGTATCCGCCGCGATCTTCATTGCCATTTGCTGAACTGAACGGTCTTTAATGGATTCGATACCCGCGTAAGGATTTCCAACGCGGGCAAGAATCGCTTCCTCTTTTTTTGCGTAGTCAGCCAGCGACCGAATCTCAAGCCGATACGTTCTGCCGTCTTTGCTAAGCTCTGCAGTCCGCCGACCGCAGAGATTGAACAATCCATCCGCCACGGATTACCCCCGATTAAGAAAGAGTGAAAGCACCGGCACCAGTTGGGATGCCTTGGAAATCAAATGTGAAATCGCAGGCCACTGGCTCGCCTGAGTCGGCATCGAAAGTGATGTCGCCCACATCAGTGACCATGATTGTTCCGGTGATTGTGTCGCTGGATGCTGTGCCGTGCAGGACAACTGAGTATTCAGTTCCAATGACCATCGCCATTGTCGCGCCGGCGTGAATAAACACAGTGGCCGATCCGGTCCAGTCTTTCACGCCGACAGTTGTTTTTCGACCGCCGGAGGTTGAGTTGCTGGCGTAGCGACCTTTTGCAGCCGTACCTTTAACCATCCATTTTGATGTATGCTCGATTGCGGCTCCGCTAATCTTGAACGTCATCGCGTTGCCGGTGAGCGGTGTTCCTGCTGACATTATTTTAAATCCTTATTGAGCGAGAAGAAAAACAGATTCAGCAGTTGTTACGGCTTAGCGATTTCGCTGGCGTTGATCTTGATGTTCAGATTGCTTGTCGTCGTCGCAATGCCGAGGATTGTGACATAGTCACCGCTGGCGAGATCAGTATCTGGAGCGATTCCTCCGGCTGTTGTGGAAACCACATAAACGACGCCAACAGTAAAGCCTGCGTTAAACGTCAAGTTGCCACTGGTGGCATACTTCAAAGGCTGGCCCGCTGATGCTCCGTGAAGTGCGATTCCCGCCGCAACGCTCGTGGCCTGCACATCGCAATCCGCAGCTTTCAGCTTGCTGCTGTCGGTCGTGTCGATGTAGACAGGCATTCCCGCCGTCACCGTCCCGCCTGCTATGCCTTCACTGATTGCTGTGTTTGCTGTCTTGACCACGCTTGCGGCCGTTACTGATACGTCAGCCATTATCAGACTCCATTGTGTTGAATTTCAAAACTTACAGTGCTGTCCCAAATTCCAGTCGACTCATCCTGTTCAGATGAAATCCCACTGGACCGGCAAAACGAAATGACTGACTCTGATCCGGTGAACGTGTTGCTATCCCAAAGCGTTTCACATCTCTGTGCTACCGCTTTCCCTCGGTCGTAATCAATTGACATCACCGAAACTTTCACCTGGCTTTTCCAACCTCGCCCGCTGTTCGTTCTCCAGTGCGGCTCCGTCGCAACTTGCAGAACAACGCAGTCGTCAAAATGGCCGTCCTTGTCGTCATCCGAATCAATTGTTTCATTCGTCTGAATGACCTCGGTGCCAACTAGCTTCACGGGAATCAGCGAGTTGAGGCCCGCCGTATCTCGCCAGCGTTCGATTAAACATTGATCGAGACCAGTGCTCACTTAACAACCGCTTTCTTCCTGCCACCACTGCTTGATTGCTTCAGTTCATTCCCAATGACTTTTCCGAAACTCTCTTTGTTGTCTTCAACTGCAGGCTTTAGGAATGGCCTGCCTTTGCCGTCTTTTCGAAACTCCCACATCGCCATGTATCCAGCGATCTTTTTGTCGACATAAACGCGGCTTTCCAGCTTCTTGCCTTTAAGCCTTAACTGAGCCTTAATTGATGATCTGCCTTTGCCAGTCCTCATCTTTGGTGGCTCGCCAGGCTTGCTTGCCCCCGGATCTGAATTTGATGTTCTGACACGAGCCCCGGTTATGTCGGCTGTTCCACTGAGATCAAGCTGTGTTCGCTTTCTGTTTGTTTCACGCTGCTGGCGTCTTGCCAGAACTCCGCGTTGCTTTCTGTCTCGCCTGACCTTGTTCAGAAACCTCCTAACGACAGTCCGTTTTTGTTTCACTGTTTTCCTGAGTGACTTCAGGTTTTTCTTCAGCCTCTTCGCACGCTTAACCGTTTTTTTTGCTTGTCGCTTGCCAAGTCTCGCCAGTGAATTCGATTTCAGAAAACGCGACACGGGGCGGGTCTTTTTACGGATCACCTTTTTGAATGCTTTAAGTTTTTTTCGGCTCACCTTCGACGTTGCAGAGATCAGCTTTCCAGCACGATACCTCAATGTTTTTTGCTTACGTTTGGCCATCGGGTTTAACTTTTGGCTTTGTTGATTTGAAGAACTCTCGAACCTGTTTTCTGGTGTGTTCCTGATCGAGCTTTTTTTCTTCGGCCGTTTTTTGTCGCTTTGGTTTTTTTGTGTATTTCCGGCTGACGGACTCTTTCGCGATTGCTTGCAACTTTAGTGCGGCCGCCTCCAGTGCGTCTGCAGTTTCCTTTTGAAGTTCCCTCATCATCTGAACTGTTCGGTCTATCCTCTTCGTCCTCATGCGTCAGACCTTGAGCAAATCAGGTAAGGCAATTCGTCGCGATTAAACCCTTTCTCAAGTCGATCAACACGGAACGCCCTGTTGTTTGAATCAGTGATTGTCAGATCCGTATCGAGATCAGGGACTGTTTCAAGAAGGCAGTACCACTCACCTTGCATCATTCGCCGCTTGTTATCTACGTCGATCTCCGCTGATGACTGAAACCACTGGCAGCGATATGTTGTCGCCAGCCCAGACTTCACCAGAGCATCAGCCCCGCTTGCCCGCTTGTATTTAACCCGAGGGACAACCGTGATTGTGTCCGTCAACTGAAGGTGGCAATGAGACCGCTGCAAAGCAGTCTCTGCCGGATCTGTGTAAAGGACTCGCCATGTCGTTGTGATGTTGCCACGCTTAACGCGAAACAGATCACCCTGCCGTGTTGCTGTGCCCTTCTGAACTGTCCAAACAAATGCCCGCCTGATTGTTTGCAGGTCTGGCTGCTCAATCAGGCGAACTGTTCTGTTGAGTCCCGAGCTTTGGCCGTATGGTGTCCACAATGCCGGTTCACCGAGTTCATCGGTGTTCAGGATCGCACACGCATCGACGGCCATTTGCTCGCGAAGGCTCACTACTCGCCTTTCTCAGACAGCTTCTTGCGAGGTGGGGCATTCACGTCTGTCAGATAGCCCTTTTGGACCATTGAAAGGACGCTCTTGCTTAAATTCACTCGCGTTGCTTCTGCCGTGTCCAGCTTGATCGTGACCGGCGATTCACCAACCTCGATGTTGCCGGATTCATCAATTTCTTTCCCGTCCTTGTCGACCTTGTTTTTGAAGGCCCGGAACGCGAACGTCTTGCCGGTCGCGAGTGGACCTTTTATGACTGTGATCGACTTTGGTAATTCCTTGACTGCCATGTTCTGAACTCCACTTCCGCCGCCACAAAATGCCCTGCGAGCATGGCGGATGCTCACAGAGCCGGAACCGACCGTCGCCGGTTCCGTTGCTCAGAATTCACCGCCATCAGGTGAACGTGTAAAGAACAGCGTTCCACCACGCACCGTATCCGATGTTGTATCGGGCATATGTGCCGAACTGCATCGTCTTTGTGTTCATATCATCCATGCCCGCTGTGGTTGATGCCAGCGGTTCGCGTGCCTGGAAGATGAACGGCTTCAGCGGAACGTCGACGCGGAACAGATACCACTTTGCGGCACTGGTCAGGTGCGTTGAGCAGCACACCGTTGGGCGGTCCAAAACGATGTTGCTTTCGCCGTTGCCTTTCAGCGACTGATTGAAAGCAGTCTTAGCAACTGTTTCAAATTCAGGAGGAACCAAAGCCACAAACTGCATCCCGGAATCCATGCCGGTGATGACGTCTTCATGCAGCGGCTCGCCGTTGTCGTCCACGAATGAGAGCATTTGGGCTCGCATCGTTTCGTAACTTGAAAGAAACTCCGCAACTGTTGGCTGTGTCGCGGTCGCTGCCGCTCCGGTAAGATCGTTGTCCTGAGATCCAGAGGAACCCCACGAGTGATCTGTGTCAAAGAAATACTGTCCATCGAAACACACGGTTGATTCACCGTTGACAATTGCTTGCATCAGCAGCTTATCAGGATGGCGGGCCGCTCGCTGAGACAACGAAGTCAACGCCCCGTCATAAAGACTGAGGCGATCGTCGGCGATGTCCTTCTTTTCGATTTCCAGAGAGACTTCCCACTCTTTGTTGGCCAAAGTGTAGGTCGCCCCACGCAGCTTGCTGTACTGCCGCTCTCCGAGATATTCGCGAACGCTCGGCATCGCTCCGAGAATCCCATAGGATTCATCAGCTCCATCACTTGGCGCGATGGTTGCAATTGTCGGATACCACGTTTTTACCGCTGATGATTCACGGTTGAACTTCGCAGTCAACGATCGTGATGCGGCCACTGCTTTTGCTGTGTCCAAAGCCATTGTTATTTCCTTTTATGATGATTCACAAAAACGGTTTCCGCATCGGAAACACAAAATCAGAGAATGCGATTTTCCAACGCAAGAACACGTTCCTGCAGGTTCTTAATCACGTAAAGCAGCGTGATTGCTTCTGCTGCTGTCGCCAGTCCATATGGGCTGGATGTCGTCAATGCCGATAGAGCATAGTCTGGAGTTCCCGCCGCATCGGCGATGGTTACAGTTGTAAGTGCAGCCACTGGCAAAGCACCCACGCCCTTTGGCCGAATTTCAACGATAGCTTTCGTGCTGCTCACATGCTTGACGCATCGGCCAATCGGGACGCTCGTCGATCCGATTGCGAAGACGCAGGCATAGTTGTCGTCGCCGTAAACGATAGAACCGACTTCCGCCTGAGCACCACCGGTGACAGTAAGTTCAAAGTCACCCTCAACCCACACTTCGATGCTGAGATCACCAGCACTTCCAGCCGAGTTATCAACTTCCTCTTTGGCGATGCCGACGAAACCGTTCACGCCAGTGGCGGTCACGTCTGTGGCATATCCGGCCGCAGTCAAATAGACCAGCGTGCCCTCATAAATGTGAACCGCCGCAACAGGGTATGATCTAGTTTCCCCGTATTGCTTTTTAACAATCTGATTTGCTGTGACCGCCATTTGCGGCTCTCCTTATTCTGGATTGAAATGAATGAACAAAACGCCGCAAACGTCAGGCAGTCTTCTTTCGAGCGTGTGCAATGTAGTCTGCCTCAGACTGTCCCATCGTCACCTTAAACTTGACCATTTCCGCGTATTCAGCCTTGAGCTTCGTGTCTTCGCTGGATTCTGATTCCTGCGCGACAGCCTGAGACAGAACCGGGCTTTTCTTGGCGACGATGTCACGTAATGCGGCTTGTGTTTCCGCAACGCTGAAATTGTTGTCTACGAACGTGTTGAACTTGTCGGATGCTCCGGCGAGCTCACACAAGGCCCGAATTTTCTTGCATCGGTCGCGCTCAACTGCTGCAAGGTCGGTCGACAGGTCCGCAGTTGGTTCTGCTTTGGGTGCTGGCTCCGGTGTTTCTTCAACTGGCGTTTCAGTTGGTTCAACGATTTCTTCAACTGGCTTTTCGTCGGCCATCGGTGACGTTCCTTTATTGGCTAAATAGCGGTCCAAAAACGCATTGATGCGACCTCGGACCACTTCAGGTTCCGCATCTCCGAAATATGTGGAAAGCAACACGGTCGCTTGAGCTGGCAGATTGCGAAGATCTGGCGTTGTCAGATCAAACATGCCGCCGCGGGTCGCTGCAGGCTCGTCTACAATGTCCCCAGCCCTGATATCCGAAAAACGCATCGGCCATTTTTCGCCGGTTCGCTTTCGGTCGAATTCTTCTAGGTCTTTTTGATTCAATCGCGTTGCAAGAGACACGCCGAACGCCTCAGGATCGCTTTCCGCTAAATCCATGACGTATGTGCCAAGATCACCTTGCGGGCTCTTAAATGCGGCGTCCGCGATGTGCAGATCACCACGCAGGGTTCCGCCATCAACGCGAACGTTTTTCCATCGACCGAGATAACTCCCCATTCCATCGCTGGACATATTGGGGTGCGTAAATCGAGCCTTGGAACCATTGTTGCCTTTGCTCATAAACGACTGAGCTTGCAATAGCGATTCCGCGTCTACTGTCCACGGTCGCGAATCGCCGTCGTTTAGATCGCCAACCTGCATCAGGTTTGCACCAAAAATGATATTGGCTTTGCGGTCCACCTTTGCAGGCATCTCTGATGTTCTGGTAGTCCGGAACAATGCTGGATCCGCTACGGTTTCAAGCTGTGGCATCTTGTTTCTCCCGCACTGCCTTTGATGATGCTGACGGCTTGCCAACTGGTCGTGCCGCATCCATCGGATCTGGCAAACCGAGTTGAGTTCTGGCGTCTCGAATGCGTGCCTCTGACTTCATCTTTGCCATTGCTTCGCGTTCACGCTGAGCAAGTGTTTCGTCAAAGTCTCTGCCGCGTGCTGCAAGTGATTCCGTTTCCGTCTGCAGCCCACCAGCGATTGCCGCTAAGTCTGCGGTGACTTCTTTTTCAGGATCTACCCACGGCCAACCGGGCGGAATCCATGCGTGCTGCAGAAAGTGCGATCGGTTCGCCTCGTACACAACAGGATCAATGTCGATTGCCCCTTGGAACACGCACTGGTCGATAAACTTTTCCCAAACTGGCTCGAGCATCGATTCAATTAGGCAACTTTGCCAAACCTTGAACGTGATCCTGCCATCAATCAGAGCGAGCCGGCCGCCGCTGAAATTGTTGGTGAACTGCTTCGCCAGCAACTCATATGGATAGCGAATTGCAGCCGCTACCCCATGTAAAGCCCATTCGACATATGGAGCAAGCGTGGTTCCAGGTCTCGCCGGATCCGAAAACGCCACGCCCTCACCATCAGCAAGATACTGAATTGTTCCGGGTGATAAATCTTCGAGATTGCTTCGCGAACGCCCCTGTTCAGCGATAACAACCGGATCTGTGATGCCCGTAATAAATGCCGAATGGCACGCTGCTACCTGTTCCGCAATCAGATTCGCGTGAACGAAATCCTTCAGGTCTTTAAGTCTCGCCATGGCCGGGGAGATCCACGGAACGCCCCGCAATTGTCCAGGAAACAATTCTTCGAAGCAGTGCAGAATCTCTGTGCCGATATCTCTTTCGTCTTCTGCCTGGTCGTAGGCTTCTGAATCGCCCGGATGTGATCGCCGCACATAAGCCGACACTCCTTGCGATTTTGAATCCAGACGCAAGCCAAGACGACGACGCTCGCCTGTCTTCAACTGCTGATACGATACGATGGGGATTCTCTGCGGTGAAATCACCTGCACAGAAAGCGAGACTGGCTTTGTTGGATTGTCATCGTTGCCGATGTCCAGCCAGCTTTCCCCATAGATTCCGTTGCAACGCTCAAGCTGTCGCTGTTTCGCGTAAAATCGCTCAATTTTAGCCCATCGCGAAAACAGCCATTCAGCCATGACGTTGAATTCTTCGGCCTTCGCTGGCGTGATAATGCCGCGTTCTGGCTGAACTCGTGATTGTGGCCGAATCCCGGATCCGATGACGTTGTCAACGCGGCCATTGATTGCCGACGCTGCATAACAATCGTTGCGGTACAAATCTAAGGACCGATCAACCAAGGTCTCAAGTTCGGTCTGCAACTGGTCGTTGCTGCTAAGCTTGCTTGTCAACCACTTTTCGCCGCGAATTCGGTCATTCTCCGCGCCTTCATAGGCCGCGAACCTTTCGACGGCTCGCTCGCTCATCATCATGCGAATTTCGTGATCAACACGAGCCCTTACACGCTTTGCCGCCCGATCAGGGGACACGGCAAAAAGAACTCGGTCAAACCTTGTCGGCAGTTTTGCTTTTTCGATTCGCTGGACGTAGGGTGATTTTGTCATCGCTGGAACCTCACAAGGTTCCTACGCCCTGCAAGCCCGGTCCCGGCCTGCGAACGAAGATCTGCTATTCTTGCGTCAAGTTCAGCGAGCCAAGTTGACGTTGGCTCTTTCTGAACTGTCTGGCCGTCCATAGAATACGAAACGACTGGAGATCCAGACGCGAGGGCTGATTCAACCTTGTCGCGGATGTTCTCAAACAGCGTTAGACGTTCTTGTGGAGAGCGTGCCATGCGAGCATGTTGCATTGGCTACGCGATTGACGGTATGCTGCTCCTCCAGACATCTGGAAGCAACGAGGGAAACAATGGACAGAAACAACGTTGGAAATCTGCGTAGACGAATGCTGGATGAAGCACACGATGCCGCACTGCTTGATAAGCGAGTGCAAACAGCGGTTAATGCTGAAATACGGGAACTATTCCCCGAACTTGCAGACAAGCCATTTGACGACATTAAGAAGTCACTGGAAGGAACCTTCACGTATCAGCAAATGCAGATACGGCACAACTTAAATGCAATTGTGTCAGTTACCGTACTACCACTGGCAACACGAATGTTGGCCTGCATCAACCGTGTTCTCCAGAGATTCTCACAACAGTCTGAAACCGATGACCACAAGAGCAAGCCCGATTCTGAATCTTAAACTCTGCGTTCGTCTGGGTTCCGTCGACCCTCGCGAATTGACCGCAGATCGGGCATAGTCCATGCCCTGGCACCTGATGCCACTGGTGATAGACTCGTTTCTGCACATACCCAGGCTCTTTCAGTGGCTTCACTTGCGTTTCCTTACAAACGGCTCTGCTTTTTTCCCTGAAATCACGCCATTTGTAGGCGTATTCTCTGCCCTTTTTCGTGCCTTTTCAGACTCGTATTCCGCCACGCTGATTCCCACCAGCGACATATAACACGCATCCAGAAGATGGTTTCTCGTGAATGTCTGAACCCATTTTCTGACCGTGCCTTTACCGACTTCGAATTGAGTTGTTTCGCGTTCCGCTGTCAGTTGCTTGGCGACTTCAATGCGGCCTTCAACCTTTTCAGACTTTGGTAGCAGTAACGCCGCCGCACTGTCGGCCGCCACCGTCAAAGCCTGGTGAACTCTTCGCTTCCAGTGATCCGCGTTGTTTTCAAGTTCCCTGAATCGCTTGTTTCCGCGAGTCAAAATCACATCATGCCAGCCCTCGCCAATCTGGTGCATCTGTCGATTCTTGTTCTGCGGAGCCACGTAGGCGGATCCGGAGTGCTGCTTAAACCCAAATCCCTTTGCACGCCTCCAAAGCTGATGTTCGTTCAGCCCCTCTCGAATCGTGTCTGTTTCCCATCCGATGTCGATCAACGCGATATCGATTCCGCGAAGTCCTGTCAGCCCTTCAATTTCCCATCCTTTGTCGAACTTCTCCTGCAAATACCTGATTGCCTGCTTCAATGCTGTTTTCAGGTCGCTCGCCTCTCTCAACACCGGTTCAAAACCATAGTCGATGCAAAGTGGCTGACCATTTGCCCGCTTTGCCGTCACAAACCAGTCGAGCTGCTTTTCTCGAACGTCAACTCCAGCCGCGATCGTGACAACATCGGACGGCATTAACCCGCGTTTCCACTGGCTTTGCCGGTGCATTACCGTCCGGAAATCCAATGGTTCAACGTCTTGCTCTTTTGGCTTTGCTGGTAGTGCCCACGTCCATTGAAGGAGTTCCTTTTCTGCGTTGTCCTGATCAACTTCGCGTGCCCCTTTCCATTCATCGGCCCCGACGATCCCGGCCGTTACGAATGTGTTCGTTGCTGCCGAATACCTGAACCCCATTGTCTTCGATGCGACGATCTGGCCCGTGATTGTTCCGTCAGACAGGATCGACTGACCTTTGTGCCTGACCTTGCAGTTCGTCAATTGTTTCAGCCGCACAGCATCATCAAACAGAATTCCGCAGCACGGACAGGCCCACCGACTGTTGAGTTCCGCGACATCTTCAGTCGTCGCATCCTGCCAGCCAATCAAGTTGTCTCGCCCTGGGCACATCCACTCGTCACAGGCGTGGCATTGAATGACGACCTCTCCGGCCGTCCCGTTGCCCCACTCCTGCCAGATGCGGCCCTGCTCAATGGTCACTGTTGATTCAAGATAAATGCGAGCCTGTCCACTGGCACGGTAAGCCCTAACGCGGCCTTCCATCTGCTTGAGCTTTGTCGCTTCGTCTGATGTCCCGCCAACTTGATCAAGGTGGGAAACCTCCGTGACGACCAGAATCGGACCTGTGAAGCCCGCTCGCTTTTCATCGCCGCCTCCGGCGGTTATGAACTTCAGATTGCTTCCATTCGCGAACTGAATCAGCTCCGGCGTTCCTCCATTCGACCCCGCACCCTTGCGCGGCAGATATTTAGCAAACTGGCTCGCCTCAATTGCTGGCTTGATGTCCAGCTTCCACTTGTCGTTCGCCATGTCCATTGATGGCAAGCCAAACAGCACTGTCTGGTTTCTTTCGAATAGGTGGTACAGAATCGGAATGACAACGAACGCCAATGTCTTTCCAGATTGCTGTGGGCCGGTGCAGGCATATCGAAACCAGTTGCCTGAATCCACTTCGCGGAAAAACGCTCCATGTGCAGGCTGTCGCGAGATCCTGAAACGCTGCCCCTGGAATGGGCCGTCCGGAAGAATGATTTCCTGCTCTGCGAAGTCTGAGATTGACCGATAACGCGCAACGATTGCGATCCGCTGAAACGCTTCCCGGAGTGCTTTGGCTCCAGGGATCGCGTAATCAGTCCACGTCTGTTTCGATTGTGGAACTATCATGTCCATAAATTCGCTCTAGGTTTGACAGCACCTCGCGATTTGCTTCCTCAATCAACTCCAGCGTGTCGGTATCGCCTTTTCGCTTCACATGCTCCGCAACCCTTCTGAGCGGCCCAAACAATGCTGGTGCCGCATCCTCAAAGTCATTCAGCATGATTACTTGGCCGCGAGTCTGAGCGAGCTTAATTTCTTCCTGTGCTGCCCTCGCTTGCCGGTATCGTTCAAGCCCGTCTGAGTCGTCGCCAGCCAGCAGGCTTTCATCTGTCGGGACTGGGTTCGCCTCTTTTCTGAGATACCACCAAACGCAGACGGCGTAAATTTCTGCTAGTCCGTTTTTGTCGAACTCAGGAAACGATGGATCTGGCTTCATTTTGGCGATTGCCTGATGTGACACGCCAAGAATCCGCGACAACTCGGCCTGATTTACTCGCTTCCTGAATGCCATTGATGGTGGTAACCATGTTTCAATGTTTCAAACACAAAAAAACAGGGATGGACAAGCCCTGCGCGGCACCCCTCAATACCCGGAGGACCCGCTAACTACCCTGCACCTGTTTTCGCTGCACTCCATATAACCACGGGCTCTATAAACCAAATGGTGAAAATTCATATGCTCGTCTACGTTTTGAGAACGCATCAAAGCACCTTCACTCGCAGGGTTGCCTGCTCGGTGCCTGCTGATGTTGTGAATGTGAACGTCAGTTTCGCCGTGTATTCATCATCCTCAATGCCTGCCGTCCCTGCTCCCATCGTCCACTTGATTCCTGTGTTCGCCTCAATGGTAAGTGCGTTTCCTTGCTGATCGTAATCACTCGTATCGGTTGAAATGATTGAAATCGTAGATAGCGTCAACAGGGCATCATCAGCGGTGATACCGCTCACGGCAGTGATCGTCCTGCCCTTGATCGCTTCACCCAGATCATAGTAATAGATCTTGGCTTCTCCGGTTCGATGGAGAAGGATGTCTTGCGTTGAACAGCACGTCATTGTCTTCCCCTTGCCACTGCGGTTCTGCTTCTAAACTCAGCAACGCCTGTTCTTGATCGTGTTTCCGTTGTGGCTGTTCTGCTTCTGAATTCTGCAAACGATGTTCCCGCTGCAATTTCACTGGCCGCACCATCACCCCCAGCCAGCCCCCACGTCCGAAACGCAAAGCTCTGAAACGCAAACCCCCGTTGTGAGTATCTTCCTTGGCTCATGGCTTGCTCAGCGTTGGCGCTGTCCTTGTTCCGGTGGAAGTCAGCCCGGCCATCGCAACGCGATAATTAACGCCGAATTGGGTGATGTCGTATTGCTCCGTCGACGTTTGCGGATTCGCGACGGCTCCCGAGCTGATGGCCAACAGCCACCCGGCAGCGTCTTGGATGTTGCCAATCTCCGTACTACCACTCAACCCATCCGCCTGGCAGTCGTGGACATCGGCAGCAATGTGATTAGCTCCAGTGACCTTTACCGCTCTGCCGTTTGTGCCATCGCTAATCAACAGCAACTCACCAAATGAATCTGCTGTAAATGTTTCTGTGGTGAGAGTATTCCAAATCGCGAGACGACTAGCGGAGTCCAGTTCCGCTACTCCCGCTGTGTCGCTGGCAGATGGCACGACTGTCACCTGTGCAGGAAGGCAGGCAGTCTTGTACGCAATCACACAAAACGCCGTATGATTCGTTTCGGCCTGTGTCGGCGTGTAGTAAACGACTCCGCTGGCTGCACTGTAGGCGATCGTTCCGCCGCCTGCTGATTCCGCCCCGCCTTCCGGCCTGACAACAATAGAAACACCGGATGTCTGCACAGCACCATCTGAGATCTGTACAACAGCACCGACTGCGATTCGCGGTGGACTTGCTGCATTTCGCGGGTACATCAGTTAATACCTCCACCAATAACTAACGAACGCCGACGCACCCAGTGGGCACGGAAACCGGCCACCAATGCAGACCTGCGACGTGGAGCAAGTTCGTAAGCAATGCCGCGACGTGATGCCAATGTGCGAATTTCTCGCCGTCCTCGCACACGATTGCACAGCATAATGTCATCAAATAAGCCTGGGAAAAACTGACCAAAACTTCCGTAACGAGATCCGAACGTCAAGTTATCTATTATTCCAGCGGCAGCGGCTACTGTGTTTCTTTCACTACCATTTACAAAGCCTACGGTTTCTGTTGTGGTCGCTGTTAAACATAAATGAGTCCACACGTTTGCAGTGATTCCGGTCGCCAGTGTAAGCCACGTATCTCCGCCTGCATTTAAGACCTCAAAATTCCCTGAGTTTATTCGGCAAAAAAACTGCGGATACGTGCCCACGGATGGATTAAGCAATCTGATATCACCGCTCACAGACGTAGGATTGATCCAAAATGATGCGGTGAATGGACGCGGCAAAACGACCGCAGACAATGATAAAAACTGGTCCGTTCCGTTCAGCAAAATAGCGAAGCGGCTTGAGACCATGAATTGACCGCCAGATACTAAGGTGCCGTGTCGCGCCAGTCCGCTCCAATCACGCAACGTCACCCCTGTCGGCCCGAGGCATGGTGCCCAAGCACCGACGCAACCACGCCACAACTCAGGAAACAGCGGGCGTCCGTCGCGTGGTGCAAATCCGTTAGCGTATGATCCCGGAAGAATCATTACACGTCCTCAACGATCGTGTCTTCAAGCGGAGTGAGCGTAATCACGCAGTTGGCATCATTCGAATGGAATGCTGCACCACTGCGATTTACCACGACAAGGTTCAACCATCGGCCCTTTGGAAATATCACACCGACAAGCGACCGCTGAACTGTTGATGTGACTTGGCTCGTGCAAATATGCGAGCCAAGAAACTCCAATTGATTTAAGGCAGCATTCAGGTTGCTGCTGTAGCCTGAATACGCTGCATCACTTCCGCTGGTATTTGCGTCACCTGCTCCAGTTGCTGAGTTCCAAGAAGCGTGGAGGTCGATTGCGTTACCGGCGGTTGGAGTAGCCGCAAGTTCAAAATTGCATTCTAAACGCCATCGCTGAGCCCAATTTGCTCCCATGTCCAGCGAAGCCGATTGCCGCCCACCTGTTGAGGTTCCGTTGCTGTTTGCCAACGATGCAAGCGTTATGGCAGCACTTCCGCCGCTACTTCGAAGCGTCTTTGCTATTCCCTCTTGAATCTTAAATGCGTCAGGTAATGCCACTGATCCGCCCCCTTCTGAGGGTTCTGAGTCAATTCCTAAAAGCCCATCTGCTGCATCCAGTGCAGCAATCCAGATTGTCTGATTGACTTCTGGCTCGTCCCACTCTCTGACCCCAGACTTTGCAATCAGGGCGAGGTATATGTCTCGCCGCAGTTGCAGCAGTTCGGAGTCGGTAATCATGTTGCGTTCCGTGCGTTTGCAATGTCGGACGGTGTCAGCGTCACATACCGATCAAGCAGTTGACGCGCCCGTGATGCTGGCTCAGTCGATACCGAATCAAAAGACGCCCTTGCCGCTGTGTTGCTGCCAAACAACTCGTAGAACCCGCTGACGATCACGGCAGGCTTCACAGTGCCGTCAAGCGTCTGATTGTTCCACCAGCTTTGCTGAGCCGGGGACAATGCAGCCCATTCGGACGGGGAAACCACAATTTCGTCAGAGGCGACCGAAGCCCGATAGACTTGAATGTCTTGGCGAATCTCATTAAGCAAATTCGCGTTTGCTTCATCGTCCTCTGGTGCTGTCGTTAGCCCCAGATTCTGAGGGTCGTTTGTCAGTTCCGCTTTGATCAATAACAGTTCTGCATTATCCACGGCATTACACTCCAAAAGGCCATGCGGTCGAAACATCGGCCCCGGAGATTTCCGGAGCTACTTCAGCAGCCGCCAGCAAAGGCCTGGCTAATTCTTGACTCAATCCAACTCCGCCGGACTGCACTGGAGCAACCAGCAAGCCTCGCACGCGAGCATCTCCGATATCAATTCCGGGTGCCCCAGGCTGAAGCCATTTCAGCACGCGATTGACGACAGGATTGGCTTTTGCCACTTCTTCGATCGTCTGTAAAACTGTTTCCGCGTCCGCTGGATTCGGATACACGTTGAGAATCGAAAGCTCGCTAATCATGGTCTGTCGCGTCACTTTTGGTGCGATATCGCGACACCGAGCCGCACAGAGATCGGCAGCCCCCGTTGACGCGAGCCGTGTGGCTTCCGCGTCAGATTCGATCAGTGCTTTCAGTTCCTGTGGACTCATGTTTTCCTCTATTTCTTACCAACAGCGGATCAACAGATCCGCGTTTACTGCAACTGTTTCCAAACGCTGTAAATCAGCCCGCCCGTTGCGTCCCAAATCATTGACAACAAAAATGCCACAACATTGATAACCGCCGTCATTTGTCGTCACTCAATCGGCCTTCAAGCCGTCCTACTGTTGTGCTGATCTCGGCGATATTTTGGTGCATCTGCTCTACTCGATCGTTGAGCGATTTGCGGTCGTCTTTGCACTCACGTAGTTCGGCAGTAAACCAAATCCACATCTTTCCGACAGCCCCACTCAGGACCGCACCGAGTGCGGTGATCACTCCCAAAATGACTTCTGCTGAGATATTCACCGCTGCAAATCTCCTGATGCTGTTGCGATTGGGTCGCCGTGCAAGTAATCCCACAGCCAGCCAGCAACCTGAATTGCTAAGCGATACTGTGGAAACAAAAACGCCAGAGCCATCCCAACGGCCCCGACAATCATTCTGATCGCTTCATTTCGTGATCTTGGTGGGTTGTTCGACTCCAGCACGGTCAAGCCACTGGCAACGGTCTCGCTGATTCGATGCCGCTTCTGTCGTTGCGCCTTCGATTCCTTCAGCACGCCGGCCGCTATGGGAACGACGCCGAACTCTCGCCAGGCTTGAGCCTCGATTGAGTATGCGTCGCGTTGTGAAAATGCTGCTGTCATTCAAACTCAATCCTAACACTTGCCCACGGCCACAACTCAAACTCGATTCGGTCCCTGTATTGCCTAATCTCTCTCAATCTCGAATCCGGCCCCGGCGTTGACACTTTGACCGGCTCCGGGAATGTCCACAGCACATGGTCATCGCGTCGGACAGCGACCGGAAGGGCAGGATTGTCGAGTCGAATACTTCGCCCGCCCAAAGAAACTGACCCGCTGTGGAACAGATCGAACAGAAGTGCGTTGACTGGTGATTCCACTCGTTCGGTTATTTGGAAAGATGCCGCCCGATACTGGCTGACCTCCATTCGTGCCGTCATGGATCGACGCATGAATGTCTGCCATTTCCTGGTGAGTCATGCCGTCAGTGTCGATTCCATGCTCACGCAGATGTGCTGAGGTCTGAAGGATTGTCGGATTCCAATTGCCCTCGATATTCCACCGAAGCACGGTCCCGTCCGATGCAACACGAGAAGAAGCCGCCGGCGTAGCGACTTGAGAGGAGTTAGGGGTGTTGTTCGCTGTTGCCGGCGGCTCACTAGACTGGATCACCTCCTGACCTTTGGGGGTTTCGGATTTGACCTGTAGTGCTTCAATGTTGGCTTTTATCGCTGCCAGTGCGGTTGTATT